CTACGATAACCGCGCATTCAACATGGCTACCTGTTCGTCGTTCATGTCATCAATCCACATACCGTAAATTTCATACACCATCTGCGCAGTTTCATGCCCCATCTGGCTGGCTATAAATGCCGGGTTCGCTCCTGCCGTCAACAGCCAGCAGGCAAAAGTATGCCGCGTATGGTACGGATTACGGCGGCGAATACCAGCACGTTTTACTGTTGCATTCCACCTTGCCCCCAAACTGCTTACCGAGTAATAAGGTTTCTGTTTTCCGTTACACATCCTGGGCATGAAAACAAAATGCAGTTTTTGCTTTTCGGTTCTGCCGTACTCCCTATGATAAAAGGTGATTTCGCTTTTGCGATGATGTCCGGTCAGTTTGTATTGCTCCTTCAGTGCTTCAAGAGCAGGCTGCAGTAGTGTTACTGTCCGGATCCCGGCATTTGTTTTTGGGGGACCGAACATATCAAGTATCGTCAGGTTTCTTCTGACATTCACTATTCCCTTTTCGAGATCCACATCCTCCCACGCCAGAGCTGCCAGTTCCCCGTGACGAAGTCCTGAGTAAACGGCAAATTTCCACAAGTTTTGGCTCTGTCCTTTTTCACTTTCCATTAATGCATTGAATTCTGTTTTAGATAACGGATCAGGCTTTATTCTGTTTCGCTGTAATTTTTTTACTCCTTCAAATGGTTTGGTTGATATAAATCCCGACTGATACGCAAAACGTAACAGCGAACAGAGCAGGGCGATATAGTTATCAACTGTGCGCACGGTTCTTCCTTTTTTGTTGGATCTTGGATTATCCAGGTAAAGCGTTTCTCCATGCAGCAGTTCATTCCGGTAGTTTAAGATATCGCTATAACGAATATGTGATATCGGGGTACTTTCACAAATTATTATTCTGAGTGTTTTTAATTGTGATTTCGTTTTCTTCATTGTGTTTGTTGTTAACTCTGTCTCTTTAATTTTTGTCCAGATATCACAAAGCTCCCCGAACGTTTTTATGACTCTCGTTGTCACCATTTTTGCCCCAGTGCTGGACTGGGGAAAACGTCTTAAATACTCAAATTCACCGGAGTTTATTTCATGAACTATCAGCGCTCTTAAATTTCCGGCCTTTTTAATATTACTGTTTGTAATCTCCCAGCCTTTTAATGTTTCCCGACATCGTTTTCCTCGAAACATGAACCAGATGCGAATGTATCTACCTCTAATCTCGACACCTGTTGGTAATTTAGACATATCATGAATCTTTGATAAACTGATTTATCTTTGGATAGTTGTACCAGATAATCCCTCGTTTGCTGTCTGGCTTACCTAAAGGAGATACTCGTTTGAAGTGGAAGCCCTCCACCCAACAGTTCTGGCGGTATGCTTCAATTTGTCTGGCCCCCAGACCAGTGCGAAGCATCAGGCCGTATTCAACCATCCACTCTTCATTAAAGATTACTTGTGCCATCGCATCACCTCTGGCAGGCGCCAATGTTAGACTGAAATTGACGCCCGATGTTGATTATTAATAATCAGCTATGAAGTTTTAATTTGAATACAATGCAATTCACGAGGACTGACGTTTCTCGCAATTAAAATTTATCAGTTTTACTTTCTGCTCTCTGGAAACGCCTGCTTCTTTTTTACCTGAGCGCATTTTTTCGCATTCTGATTTCGTTAGTTTAGATTTTGAATATCTTGTCCATTTAGTAGGAGTGCCACCTTCCTTTTCAATAGTGGCGGTAATTTTATACATGAACACCTCCATTATTATTTCCAGTAGTTCGTTTATTCCATCTTTCGAGTGCTTCTTTTTCACTTCCACTATAGCCAGTTCGGGATTCGCATCCGTTACACTTTGCGCGGTAATATCCTGAAATGGCTTTCACCGTTACTGATGGACAACCACAAAACGGACATGGTTTGACTTTTGTGTATAGCACTGGTTTTTCTCCTGTGAGCTTTATGGCTGCGCTCATTTCCATTGCTCCCCAAATACAAAACCAATTTCAGCCAGTGCCTCGTCCATTTTTTCGATGAACTCCGGCACCATCTCGTCAAAACTCGCCATGTACTTTTCATCCCGCTCAACCACGACATAGTGCAGGCCTTCACGCTTCATACGCGGGTCATAGTTGGAAAAGTACCAGGCATCTTTTCGCGTCACCCACATGCTGTACTGCACCTGGGCCATGTAAGCCGATTTTATGGCCTCGAAACCACCGAGCCGGAACTTCATGAAATCCCGGGAGGTAAACGGGCATTTCAGCTCAAGGCCGTTGCCGTCACTGCATAAACCATCGGGAGAGCAGGCGGTGCGCATACTTTCGTCGCGATAGATGATCGGGGATTCAGTAACATTCACGCCGGAAGTGAATTCAAACAGGGTTCTGGCGTCGTTCTCGTACTGTTTTCCCCAGGCCAGCGCCTTAGCATTAATTTCCGGAGCCACACCGGTGCAAACCTCGGCAAGCAGGGTGTGGAAGTAGGACATTTTCATGTCAGGCCATTTCTTTCCGGAGCGGGGTTTTGCTATCACGTTGTGAACTTCTGAAGCTGTGATGACGCCGAGCCGTAATTTGTGCCACGCATCATCCCCCTGCACGATAGCTCTCACGTCGATCCCGGTACGCTGCAGGATAATGTCCGGTGTCATATTGCCACCTTCTGCTCTGCGGCTTTCTGTTTCAGGAATCCAAGAGCTTTCACTGCTTCGGCCTGTTTCAGTTCTGACAATGCACGAATGTCGCGGCGAAATATCTGGGAACAGAGCGGCAATAAGTCGTCATCCCATGTTTTGTCCAGGGCAATCAGCAGAGTGTTAATCTCCTGCATGGTTTCATCGCTAACCGGAGTGATGTCGCGTTCCGGCTGACGTTCTGCAGTGTATGCGGTATTTTCGACAATGCGCTCGGCTTCATCCTTGTCATAGATACCAGCAAATCCGAAGGCGAGACGGGCACACTGAATCATGGCTTTATGCCGTAACATCCGTTTGGGATGCGACTGCCACGGTCCGATGATTTCTTTGCCTTCTCGGGTTTTGAATGGTTCGCGACGGCACTCATCCATCCACTCGGTAACGCAGATCGGATGATTACGGTCCTTGCGGTAAATCCGGCATGTACATGATTCATTGTCCTGCTCAAAGTCCATGCCATCAAACTGCTGGTTTTCATTTATGATGCGGGACCAGCCATCAACGCCCACCACCGGAACAATGCCGTTCTGCTTATCAGGGAAGGCGTAAATCTCTTTCGTCCACGGATTAAGTCCGTACTGGTTGGCGACGATCAGCAGCGCGATGAATTGCGCATCGCTGGCATTACCTTTAAATGCCGTCTGGCGAAGAGTGGCGATCAGTTCCTGCGGGTCGACAGAATCCATGCCGACGCGTTCAGCCAGCTTCCCGGCCAGTGTTGCAAGTGCTGTACTCATTCGTTTTATACCTCTGAATCAATATCAACCTGGTGACGAGCAATGGTTTCAACCATGTACCGGATGTGCTCCCCCACGCGTTCCTGAAATTCAACATCGTCATCAAATGCGCGACTGATTGCCTGTTTGCTGGCACCGTGGCGTTGCAAATGGTCGATGCAGAGCGATTCAAACAGGTGCTGGGGCAGACCTTTTTCCAGGTCGTCCGCCAGCGCCGTTTCTTTTTCTTCGCGAACGATTTGCTGGTAGTGGCGTGACCATGCCTGCTCTTCAATGCGATCAAAAATTGGGCATGTACTCATCATCCGTCACCCCAAAATTTTCAAGTTTGTTTGCAATCATCATTGCAATACCCGGAATTAATGGCGCTGAGGCTATACCCGCAGGATTCGCACATAAACCGTAAACCGCTGCAATCACCACTTGTCTTTTCCAGTCGAGTTTTTCTAATGATGAAGCTGCTGCTTCGCCAGTTTCATCACTGCAATCGCGATGCGGAACGCTGCCAGCGTTCTCCTTGTGCGGATGTTCAGCACCTTCCATTTCCTCCAGACCTTTTTCCTGATATTCATTCTGATTTTCTTCATTAAAGGTTTTCTGATACGTTGCGTCGCCCATCACCGCGCCGCAGTCAGGACAGTTGCCGCCGCCAGCCTGACCGCAGGCGGTGCAAACTTTCTCCGTTTCCAGTTGTTGCACTACTGGCTCAGGCTGTTTCGTTTCTGGCTCGTTTTGTTGCGTATTTGGGCTGTTCTGTTCCGATTTTCGGTCGTTCTGTTCCGTTTCTGGTTGATTCTGGTACACAGAATCGTGGGTCTGGATCCCCTTAACCCATTTCGGATCATTCGGGTCGCTAATCCCTTCAACAAATTCTCCGCGAGAGGCAGCCAGTAATTTGTCTGCATCGACAGGATTTTTGGACGGAATGTTTTTCCGGGCTTCATGGAGTTCTGTCCGCAGTTTCTGATATTTCGCATCAACAGCATTTACCTGTGACTGAGCATCCAGCGGCTGCGTGTCCTGATGATGTTCAGTTGCATCCGGTTCCACTGTTTCAGCCATTGCCTGTTCATCTGCCATTGCGCAAGATGGTTGCGGTTTTTCTTCATCATCCTGTTTTTCTTCTTCTGTTACACGCTGCAGCATCGGGGCAGAGGAGCGACCGCAGGCAATATCCACGATTTCCGGATCAGGGTTGGCATGATCGGTTTCAGTCAGTACTTTGTTCAGATATTCAGTGACTTGCGCGGGGATGACATCGATCCCAATTGGTGCTTCTTTCACGGACGCAACCACGATGGCACGGGAATAATCCAGCCCGCCAGGCATGGTGATGAATTTGTCGCGGAAAACAGAAAAGGGCGGTTTATTTTCAGCGATAATTTCCTCAATGCGTTTAGCGTGTGCCGGATGAAGGTTATAGATGTCCAGATCCATTGAACGGGCCAGTACGCCAGTGGCTACGTCGCGCGCCAGTGACGTCAGATCGTGGACGAAACCTTCGCCGCGATCGGTGAGGTTCCCGCCGCCAGCATTAGCACCGGAAGCCGTGCGGGTGATGCGTGAAACACGATTCCCCTTCATCCACTCTTTTGTAAGCAGACCGCGATCGGTGTAGTCAGCGCCCAGGTATGCTTCGAAAAAAGCAGTCATCAGTCCCAGGTCTGAATTACTAGGATTAGGGAAAACTTTGTCAGTGTCACGAACCAGTTTGTGGAGCTCGCGAATTTCCAGCGGTTCGAGTTGTGCTGCTTTATTTGAGATAGCCAGCGCGGTAACGGCGGGAAGTTTTTCATCCTGTGCGTTATGTAATGCGCGCAGTTCGCTCCGCGAAACGTGTGTGATCGGTTTTTCGCTGCCATGCTGTGCCAGCCATCGAACAGGCAGAATCTGACCTGATACCGGCAGTAACATATTCTCCTCAATCTCAGTCATGTCTTCGCCGTTGACGTTGGTATTGCCTTGATAGTGAGCGTTGTCTGGTGCTGCACCCGGTTTTAGTTTCCAAGTGACTGAGTCCTTGCCGAGTTGATAGCGTTCACACCACGTAAAATCGATCTCCCCTTCTGGGGGCAGGTCGTTAACGACAGGAAAATTAGTAGCAACAGCTTTAAAATAGTTGCTCAGTTTTTTACCTGACTTAACGATCAGGTAATCCAGAGTGGCACAGGTCGATTCAAGATCGTCGCTTGCCCACAGGACGACGTCAGGTTCACCGGATAATTTTTTCGCTTTCCGTAACAGGAAGAGTGGTTTTGTGCTCATTGTTTTTTAACCCCAACGCAGATTCAGATTGCATAAAAGAAACGCACTGATGATGCGATATAAGAGAGTTCTTTCAGTCGTTGATAACTGATACCGTATTTCTTGTCGGCCTCTTCAATACGAGCTGCGAGTAATGCGACTTCTTTAACGGCACATACATAACAATCAAATGTTCCCAGAACGTAACCGCCATCAATAATCACCGTAACTTTTTCTTCCAGGGAAATCTGAATAAAACCATGTAATGTATTCCCGCATTTAAATTCGGCGAGAGAATCGTTAATGACATCAAGTTCAATTTCACATTCAATAATGTTCATTGCTGTTTCCTTTTTACGGTTGAGTGAATCCCTGCCATTTCTGGCATAAATTCAGTTTCGAATAGTCAGTTAATTAAAGTTCGTATGCCATCTGGTCTTTTTCGGCACAACTTTTACTACAATATTTTTTCATTTCCGTCGTTGGGATAACTCCACGCATGAAATGAAGTGGTCTTTTAATACTTTTGCTTTCTTCAATTTCTTTATTGCAAAGGTGGTAAGCACATTTTATTTTCTTAGTCATCACCATGACTCCGCCTTTACGGGTAAACCATCACGACCGAGGAAGACTTTAATCATGCAGTCAGTAATGCATGTTTTTGTGGTCAGATTACGAATATAAAGTTTTCGCTTTTTAATATTGTTTGCCGATGCAATATATGTTCGGCCTTCATGAAGAACATAATCGCCAGGAGTCACACACTGACGTGGTATTTCATCAGTTCCGAAGTGATGTGCAATCATAATTATCTCCATTTTTACAAATGAAATTTGTGGATGCGGTGCCTGGTGCCTCCAGGTGACTGCAACCAGTTAACAATTACTGTCGGTTTTCCCACACAAACCAATAAGGACTAACATGACTTTTAACTGTGCCACGTGCGCTTAGCCGCATTCACCACATCCCAAAATTCACTTTAAAAAGGGCGGACATCAGCCGAACTTCAAGAAAAAACTGATGCCGCCAAGACTACACACAGCAGTGTTGTTATTTACAACCGGAGGCGCACTCCCACCATTTAAATTTAACAGACAAGACCGACTCTTTATGGATACCGGAAATGCGCCTTCGTGTTGTGCGCCTGTCTTTTTACCACTTCAGGCTCGGTGGTATACTGGAGTTCTCACACAACTAGTAAGGAGAATAATTGTGCTATCCAATATGAATGAAATTGATTCGTTAGTTTTTGAATATTTGCGACTTAAGCACCCCAAAGGCTGGGATTGCAGTGAAGCCGATTTTATTTCAGAAGTTCAACGCCTGAGAGCGGTGTTTACCGAGCTTCTTAACCCACCTCAGCGTGATATCCCCCCTGGGTTTATTGGTTAATCGCTAGAGCAATCATTGATTTGATACTGGCAACGGCTGCTGCGCTTGCCGTTGCCACAGCATTTTCAATAAACTCTTTATCTTTGCCTTTTAATGTTAGTTCTTCTATTATCCGGCAAAATGTAGGTTGATATTTTTCCAGAACAAAGTAAGCAAATTCTCTGTTAACGCTGTGCCCATAAACAATAATATTTTTATCTGTTTGCTTTGTATTTGTATCATATGCAGAATGTAGACTTTTATTAGCCATAATAATTCGCTCTTCAGTGCCTGCATTTGGGGCCAGCTGCTGGAGGCGCTTTGCATCCTCCAGAAGCAGAGCGATAACGTGTTTTAATTCTGTTTCGTTCATTTTATTCACCTGAATGTATTGCCAACCAGCGACGTGCGCCAGCTTCGGTTTTAAACGTTTTGCTTTTGGTATACGTCATGGCTGTGAATGTGCCGTCCTGATTGGGAAACACGCCACATACCAGAGATTCGTTGTTGCCGAGGTCGATTTTTTGCATTTTTCGAATATCACATCTTGTTGCTGCGTATAGCGGCTTCTGCCTGCCAGAGATCCCAGTCGTTGCAGCGTAAAGCCTGTACAGCTTGGCTGTAAGTGATACCGCAACAATCCATCAAATACTGAACTACTTCGTAATGCACCATTTTATCTCTCCCTTTAACGCCGGGTGGCGGAACTAAAACCTACAGCGCCGTGCTGCTTCTGTAATAATATTAGTTATGTTCATATTAATGATCAACACAAATATGCATTTTGTTGATAAAAATGTACTATCCTAATGAAATTTTTAGTGTTTTTTTGATAAAAAGTAAGGCGGGGACGGGCGGAGGGGACAAAAAAACCGCCAAAAATGGCGGTTTAGTTACGAGGTGGTGGGAGCTATTTCTTCATGCGTTTTTGAGCTGCCAGCATATTTTCAAACGCTTCTTTGTAGAGTTCATTCTGGCCTTTAAGCCTTTCGATTAGTTTTGCTTTTTCTGATTCGGGAAGGATATCAAAAAGGTCCAGTAAATCAGCCTGTTGCTTGTTAACCATCCGCCAACCTTCGCCTTCGAAACTTTCGTCATAAGTTCCTGAGGAACGGACGTAATTCATCAGATCAGCTAAATCAGGCCTCAACTCTTCAGGCTTAACTCTTAGTAATACAGCGAATTTTAATGCCGCATCAGTATTAAGTGGAGCCTTTCCGTTGAGATAATGGCTAACCGCAGATTGCGCCTCAAAACCCATTAGCTCGGCAGCAAGCTCCTGAGTCAGTTTGAGCTCTCTCTTTTTTGCATCCCAGATTGCGCGCAGACGTTGCGTAGCTTCCGGCGATGCGATTTCTTCGCGTTTTCTTCTCATATCACCATCTTATGAATACAGCTCATAATCTCAAACTGATATAGGTGTTGATCATTTAAATTAATATAGTTAATATTTTGGTAAGCATTACTAAGGTGACCCTTATGACATTAGATGAATATTTGAAAAAAAATCGTGTACGACAGTCTTGTTTGGCCGCGCTGGCTGGTTGTTCGCAATCAATGATTAGCCTCGTTGCTACTGGACGTAGTCAGTTAAGCCCTGAAAAGGTATTGCGTATCGCAGAGGCTACGAATTTCGAGGTTACACCTCATGAACTCCGGCCTGATATCTACCCGAACCCAACCGACGGTTTACCTGTTGGATGCAAGGCTAACACACAAAATGCACAGGAGTTGATTCATGAAAATCAGGCATGAGCACATCGAATCAGTGTTGTTAGCCCTGGCAGCCGAAAAAGGGCAGGCGTGGGTAGCTAATGCAATTACTGAAGAATATCTGCGCCAGGGGGGCGGCGAATTGCCGCTGGTACCAGGCAAGGACTGGAACAATCAGCAGAACATCTATCACCGCTGGTTGAAAGGCGAAACGAAAGCGCAAAGGGAAAAAATTCAGACACTGATCCCTGCGGTTCTGGCAATTCTTCCGCGCGAGCTGCGTCACCGACTCTGCATCTTCGATACCCTGGAACGCCGTGCATTACTGGCGGCGCAGGAAGCGTTGAGTACGGCAATTGATGCGCATGATGATGCAGTCCAGGCCGTTTACCGTAAAGCACATTTCAGCGGCGGCGGGTCGCCTGGCGATTCTGTTGTAGTGCATTGATTGAAATTAATCGTGCCGGACTGTTTTGTTCGGTATCAGTTAAATGTAACGCTGCGAGCGTTACAAGGTGAAAACAAATGGCTTCAAACTGGATAAAGCTCGAAGTTATTACGCCGGATAAGCCGGAAATATTCAGGCTTGCTGAGATTCTGAATATTGATCCAGATGCCGCATTAGGGAAGGTTATTCGCTTCTGGGCATGGGCGGATCAACAAATGATAGACGGTAATGCAGATTGTAACGCTCGCGGCGTTACAAAAAGTGCAATAGATCGCATCACTTTTATGGCTGGTTTTGCTGATGCGTTAATTCAGGTTGGATGGCTGGTCGAAAATGACGGTGGGCTTTCTCTACCTAACTTTGAACGTCATAACGGAAAAAGCTCTAAAAAACGGGCGGTTACAAACGAGCGAGTTACAAAAATACGCGAACTGAAACGAAAAGGTAACGCTGGCAGCGTTACACAAACGGATCAAAAAGCGTTACCAGAGGAAGAGGAAGAGGAAGATATAAATACTGATCTCCCCCTAAATCCCCTTCGCCAAAAACGAGCGTCTAAAAAATTCGAGCCGGAGGCTATCGAGCTGCCTGACTGGTTGCCGGAAACACTCTGGCATGAGTGGGTTCAGTTCAGGCAGGCATTGCGAAAACCGATTCGAACGGAGCAGGGCGCTAACGGGGCGATACGAGAGCTGGAAAAATTCCGCCAGCAGGGTTTTTCACCTGAGCAGGTGATTCGACACAGCATTGCTAATGAATACCAGGGCTTGTTCGCGCCGAAAGGTGTTCGACCTGAGACGTTACTCCGACAGGTTAACACCGTTTCGTTACCGGATAGTGCGATCCCGCCAGGCTTCAGGGGGTAACAGACCATGAAAAATATTGCGACAGGAGGCGTTCTGGAGCGTATCCGCAGACTGACCCCACCACATGTAACTGCCCCATTCAGAACGGTAGCGGAGTGGCGCGAGTGGCAACTTGCTGAAGGCCAGAAACGTAGCGAGGAGATCAACCGCCTGAATCGCCAGTTGCGGGTGGAAAAAATTCTGAATCGCTCAGGCATCCAGCCGTTGCACCGTAAATGCTCGTTTGCGAATTACCAGGTGCAGAACGACGGCCAGCGATACGCGTTGAGTCTGGCGAAATCTATCGCTGACGAACTGGTTACCGGATGCACAAATTTCGCGTTTAGCGGAAAACCTGGTACCGGGAAGAACCACTTAGCAGCAGCTATCGGGAATCGCCTGCTGAAAGACGGTCAGACAGTGATTGTGGTTACCGTGGCTGATGTTATGAGTGCCCTCCACGCCAGCTATGACGACGGGCAGTCAGGCGAAAAATTTTTGCGGGAACTGTGCGAAGTGGATCTGCTGGTTCTTGATGAAATTGGCATTCAGCGCGAGACGAAAAACGAGCAGGTGGTACTGCACCAGATTATTGATCGACGGACAGCGTCGATGCGTAGCGTGGGAATGCTGACAAACCTGAACTATGAGGCCATGAAAACATTGCTCGGCGAGCGGATTATGGATCGCATGACCATGAACGGCGGGCGATGGGTGAATTTTAACTGGGAGAGCTGGCGTCCGAATGTCGTCCAGCCAGGAATTGCGAAGTAATTTTTACCGGGAGAAAATTTAATGGAGACTGTTTTTGACGCACTGAAAGCAATGGGAAAAGCCACATCCATAGAACTTGCTGCGCGACTTGATATCAGTCGTGAAGAAGTGCTGAACGAACTATGGGAGCTGAAAAAGGCTGGTTTTGTTGATAAAAGTGCGTACACCTGGCGTGTGGCTGATAACAACGTTCAGCAGGAACAGCCAGCGCAGGCAGAACTGCCGGAAGAAACCACCACAGCAACAGTAGCGAAAATATCAGAGTGCGATTTAACCGCGACGATTGAACAACGCGGACCACAAACGGCTGATGAGCTGGCTACATTGTTTGGTACCGCATCACGCAAAGTGGCTTCAATGCTGGCAATGGCAATCAGCAAAGGTCGTCTGATTCGCGTAAATCAGGGCGGTAAATTTCGTTACTGCATACCGGGCGATAATTTACCAGCAGAGCCGAAAGCAGCATCGGTAGCGGAAACTGATGGTAAGGCCTTTCCTCAGCCCGCAGGTGTTGCGTTACCAGTACAGGAGGCTGCAACACAGGAAGATATTAAAACAGAAACTGTGGCGGACATTGTGCAGTCGCTGCCATCGTTTACTGAAACGCGAGCGGATGACCTGGTTTTACCATCGCTGCATATGGCAAACCGCGAATTGCGTCGGGCGAAAAATCATGTTCAGAAGTGGGAGCGAGTCTGCGCCGCGCTGCGGGAGCTGAACAAGCACCGGGATATTGTTCGACAGATTACTGATTCTTCCCGCCGTGTTGTATCGGAAAAGTGATTGCCGGAGGCGCTTATGGCAAAAGTATTTACACCAGAAGAGCGGGAAAAAATTAAAGGGCAGGTTGTTGAACTTGTACGTCTGAGCGGTCGCGAGACGTTACGGGCTCTGGAGGCTAAAACCGGTGCATCAAGGTATTACATAAGCACTCTCGCCAGAGAACTGGTCGCCAGTGGTGATGTTTACAATTCAGGCTACGGATTATTACCGTCTGAGCAGGCGCGTAAAGACTGGCAAAACGCCCGCAAAAAACTATCAAGGGCAAAGGTGAAGAAATCGGTTGTGGTTGATCCTGACCTTATCTGGTCATTACCAGACGGAGAAATACGTCGTTACAACAGACGACAGAACATAATCTGTCGCGAGTGCCGGAATAGTGAGGTTATGCAGCGCGTGCTGGCGTTTTATCGAGGATACTTTCAGGAGGCAGCGCAGTGAATATCGATACAACAATAACGATTGATACGGTCCTCAACACAGGTCTGGCGCTGCTTGGTTGGTGTTACATCATGTTCAGCGCGGGGAGTTGGGCGATCTCTGTTTATCTGAAGCAGTGGGAAAAGCGACGCAAACAGGAGAGGCGCCAGAAAGCGTTGAATGAATTCTATGATGCATTTGACCTTAGCAGCATAGAGCCAGGCACAACAGTCAGGATAACGGCAAAAGGCGACCTGATGATCATGATGTTCAGACAGGAGAAAACCAAATGACAGAACAGACGATGACAAATCGCGAACTTGTTGATGCCGCGATTGAACTTGCTGGCGATTTTTATACCATGATGGGGTACGCGCATCGCCCTGGGTTCAAATATTGGGAATCACCGCATCCGCAAGAGCAACTGGTATTTCAAATGGCCTGCCGTGCTTTTGAGATTATTCGCGGTTCTGATGTGATGGACGCCGTTGCCGACTTGGAGGATGAAGAGTGAGCAAAATTGACTATCAGGCACTGCGTGAGCTAGCAAAACAGGCAACACAGGGCGAATGGGTCGCATTTATTTCGCCGGGCAAATACGGCACGTACGCCGTGCACACACCTAGAGATAATCATCACGGAGATATTGTCGACTGGCCTGGATTCGACGAACAGAAAAACGCAGAGAACAACGCTCGTTATATCGCAGCTTTCAACCCTGAAGTAGTACAGGCACTACTGGACGAACGGGAAAGAAACCAGCAATACATCAAACGCCGCGACCAGGAGAACGAGGAAATTGCGCTAACGGTAGGGAAGCTGCGTGTTGAGCTTGAGGAGACAAAATCAAAACTCAACGAGCAGCGTGAGTATTACGAAGGTGTTATCTCGGATGGGAGTAAGCGCATAGCAGAGTTAGAAAGTGATTCTCAGGCACAAAAGTTAGTTGAAGCAATCATTGTTGCGATAGAAAACGAACAGGAACGTCTTTTTGATGAAGATTACCTAATGGATTCGAAAGAATGCATTGACGTAATTCGTGAAGAAGTAAAGCGATGGAATGATTCCCGCGCCGCTGGCATTCGTATCAAAGGATAGGAGCATGGAAATAAAACCAGAAGATGAGTTAAGTAATATTGTTTTATTTCCGGTAAAAGAGGATGACCCACGTAATCAGGTTAATTTTCTTTATGAGCCATCGGAAAGACCATATTGTCATCACGCCTCTGTCCGGGGTGACGAAAAAGAGCGTCAGGTCCGCTGTAAAATCTGCGGTGCAGTTGTGGAGCCATTTGACTGGATGCTCTCTGTGGCGAAAAGAGAAACCAGACTGGCAGATGATGTAAGACTATTGCGCAAGGAGGAACGGGAAAGGCGAAAAAATATAGAAAAGCTAATTCAGATTGAGCGTAACGCGAAAGCGCGGATACGCAGGGCGACAAAATCCAGAACTGAATAATTAAATTTAGCACTGCTAAAAATTAATCCTTAACAGGAGGGATTTCTGCACCCTCAGAAAATCAGGAAGCCGCCCGAAAGGGCGGCGGTTCCATTGTTTAACTATCTAATATTGTGCTAAATCTTTTTATAACCATCAAGAATGTTACTACGGTAAAAAAGAAGGATGAGTATGCTAAATAACTGATTATGTAAGCAGGGGTTGCGAAATACCATTTTTTTAATTCACTTGGGGTTTCTGGGAGAAAATATATCGCAACCGAAAAAATAACTAACGCTACAGATGTTAATATGGCATAAGAAACATTGTGACATAATTGCTCATATACGGTTTTATTATTATTTAAAATTATTAGATTTGAACGTGGTTTGTTGTTTTCCTCAATGTCTGAAATTTTAAATGCAGTTTTTTGTTTTTGATCGTAGATCATAATAACCGCGCTCATTAACAGCGCGGTAGTAATTGCTCCAAAGTTAACAAAAACAGATGCGATAGAGGTTTTCATTATCCCATAGGTAAAACATATGATTAATGATAATGTAAGAGGAATGATGAAGTGTATTGCGATGTCTTCGAGTAAAATATTTCCGCGTTGATCCGACATTGTTGTGTAATGTTTTTTTATTACACTCATTACGTTAATCTTGTTCATATTTTTACTCCCCCATTACCACTATGTAACTCACTTAGTATATCATTCGCAATGATTTTAACAGTGTCATGAAGTGCTTTAAGATCGGGGATTCCTGTAGATGCGTTTATGTTTAAGTCGTTATCATCTAATTCGGCAGAAATTCCTTTTCTTAAGATGGTGTCGTAATTAAAAATGACTGTTCTATTGCCTAATTGTAAACTAACTTTTATTGCGTCACACTTATCTTCAATTATTTCTATTATATTTCCTAGTTTTTTGTCTTTTAAGTCTTTAAAACTACCAAATACGCCTTGATTTGATTTTATTACCAAATCAGTTTTGATGTTTGTTTTGTTATTTCCGAATGCATCCGTGATGTCCTTTGGTGCTTTGTAACCTTGGGCTTTTATTTGTTTTAATTCTGAATCAAGGATGTGTTGGGGGATTTTTTTGTGGCAAAGGGGATTGATTCTCGCTTCAAGTTTATATTTTGTCTTCAAGTGGTCTAGTAATGCATCAGAGAGTGTGCTGCGAGCAGAAATATTGTCATTAGCGTGAAATGCTATAATCCCTTCTTCTAAATTGTCAGGCAAAAATATTAAAATGTAACGCTGTTTGAGAGTTACATCGTTGATAGTTGTTGTATAACGTATTTTAGTAAGTTTATCGTCTTTTATTTCACTGCTCTCACCATATTTTCCAACCTTTACATATCCATATATTACTTGGTTTTGAGCATCAAAGGTGAGTGATGTGTGTTGTTCAAGAGAAACCTTTGTTTTCGAGAGACCAAATTCAATAGGTGTGTTTTTATAGTTATTAAAATACTCAACAAATAATTCATATGCTGTTTTTTTATCGCCTAAACCTAGGTTGTTTAGTCTTTTGCTGGTTCGGCTGCCCTTGTGGGTTAACACACGGAATGAATAGAAGTTAACGCTGTGCATGAAAAGTCCTTTTGAATATATAGGAATATATTAGAGCATGTATGTGTGCAATGCATAAAAGGAAAAGCTACCGCAAGGCGACTCCACCCACAGATAGCTCTTAACTGATTGTTTGTAAAAAACAATACATTAATTATCTTCTGTGTAAAGAGGGAAACAGCCTGAGGGTAAGGGACACGAGTTGGGGGGGGATTGGTGAAATTTGCGTTGAGGATAAAACGATTTGCGGGAAAAGGATAGTTAAGTAGAATAGCTGCGGGTGCTTGAGGCTGTCTGCCTCGGGCATGCCACTGTAAGGCAGACAGAGAAAAGCCCCAGTTAACATTACGCGTCCTGCAAGACGCTTAACATTAATCTGAGGCCATATCTATGCTCTACACACATAGGTTAGCCTCTTACGTGCCGAAAGGCAAGGAGGAGCAGTCTATGAAGCAGCAAAAGGCGATGTTAATCGCCCTGATCGTCATCTGTTTAACCGTCATAGTGACGGCACTGGTAACGAGGAAAGACCTCTGCGAGGTACGAATCCGAACCGGCCAGACGGAGGTCGCTGTCTTCACAGCTTACGAACCTGAGGAGTAAGAGACCTGGCGGGGGAGAAATCCCTCGCCACCTCTGATGTGTCAGGCATCCTCAACGCACCCGCACTTAACCCGCTTCGGCGGGTTTTTTATTGCGTAGCGTAGTTGATTAGCTTTTTGTGTACTCCGTTGGTTGTGGTTCTTGAGGGGCCGTTAGGGGTAAATAGAATCATATTACTTAGTTAGCGCGCAGGGAGAAGAGGGATGGACCCCAAACAGGGGAAAGTTATTTATCCAGAAGGATTCTGCTGATGAAAATCGAAGAATTGCGTGAAATTTTTAGTGAAAATAGCCTCTATGCTGTGCGCGTTGAGAACGGGGATGTTATCTACGCAACGTTAATTCCTGATGATCATGTGATTTTATCTATCGAGGCATTCATTGAATACCTGGAAAGGCTCGGTTTCAAGGTCGTTCGGGAATGAGTTATAATTCGTAAGCCAACCTGAACACCTGGCAACCTACAGCGCCATTGGAGAAAGCAATGGCGCATATACAACTGGTCAAACAAACCTCTTCTGGATTACTTCTCCCGGCGACGCCGGAGAGTTGCGATTTTTTGCATCAAATCAAAATAGGTGAGTGGATACACGCGGACTTTAAGCGAGTGCGTAACTACGCGTTCCACAAGCGTTTTTTCAAACTCCTGCAACTGGGATTCGATTACTGGACTCCGAACGGTGGGGCGATCACGCCTCGCGAACGAGAACTGGTGTCCGGTTTCGTTGATTTCCTGTGCGAATCAGTAGGTCGGGAACATACGCCAGCCCTGAGTGATGCCGCAGAGCAATACCTTAACACCGTTGCGACTTGCAGAACCCGGGATACGGCCTTACTCAAGTCATTTGAGGCTTTTCGCGAATGGGTAACCATTCAGGCCGGATTTTACATCGAGCATATTTATCCTGATGGTAGTCGTGGGCGCAGGGCAAAATCTATCGCATTTGCGAACATGGACGAAACCGAGTTTCAGCAGGTTTATAAATCTGTACTGAATGTGCTGTGGAACTGGATCCTGTTCCGTAAATTTTCCTCTCCGGAGGAAGTCGAAAATGTGGCCGCGCAGTTACTGGAGTTTGCGTAATGGTGGATTTACGTAAAGCGGCGCGGGGGCTGATGTGCACCGTCAGAATTCCTGGCTACTGCAATCACAATCCCGAAACTTCTGTGCTGGCGCATTACCGACTGACGGGAACATGCGGAACTGCGACAAAACCACACGATATGCAGGCGGCGATTGCCTGTAACTCATGCCACGATTTAATCGACGGGAGAGTAAAAACCAGCGATTACACCAAAGAAGAATTGCGTCTGATGCATGCAGAAGGTGTTTTTCGCACACAAGAGATCTGGAGAAAGGAAGGTTATTTATGATTTACCCAACGAACACAGGAAAAAGCGGAGAGCACCTTCGTCTTACCACGCTGGAAAGTGTCTGGATTCAGGGAAAACTACGTATGTGGGGGCGCTGGTCGTATATTGGTGGTGGCAGGTCAGGAAATATGTTCAATCAGTTGTTGGCATCCAAAAAATTGACGAAAACAGCCATCAATGAAGCCCTGCGCAGAATGAAAAAAGCGGGAATAGAGAAACCTGAGCTGGAAGCGTTTTTGCGAGAGATGACCAACGGCAAGCAAAAGAGCTGGCTGGCGCATTGTACTGATGCAGAGGCGTTATGTATTGACCGGGTAATTAGTGAAGTAATGGCAGAACATCCGGGATTGATTAGCATCCTCCGACAACGGTATGAGGGGAGGGGGATGAGTAAGCTGAAAATGGCACAACAGTTAAATAAGTATCGTCCTGGCTGGAGCTTGAAAACTTGCAGAAATCGCATTGACGCATGGTTGGGTGTTGCTGAACACATTTTGTATATACCAATGAAGTTAGCGTTATGTGGAGAAAACCAATAAAAAAAGTTATTGCATTTTTACCAATAAACTGCTTCAATTCTGGTACGCTTCGCAAAGCTGTATCGCGAGGCGAATAGCAGACATGGACACCTGAAAGAGCCCGCTTTATGCGGGTTTTTTTATGCCTGAAAAACGGCACAGGGTGTTAAACGCGCTGGTGGTTGTGAATTCGGGGCTCACGGCTTGCATTTTTGTAAAGTGATATATACTTATCTTGCGACCAGTAATGTCAGGGATATTGATATGAATGAGGCCTGTTCTGTTATTTTTGTTCATTCCCCGTTTGTTGTGCTCTTCGAAGGAAAAGTACTCTCTCTGGAAAGTGGTAGTGCACTTCTTGTCAGGGGAGGGGCTGGACCGTTATTGCCCTTTTCTGAATGTTTTCGGCGTATAAGTCTCAGTGAATCGACAATTAGCCGTTACCTGTTGCGTAGTGGGGTAAAACAGGATGTTGTTTTAGTCCGGAAAATGCCACGATATCTTTGCATGAGTTTTCCCAGGCCAGAATTGATGGGCATCCTGATTGATTATCTTTATGAGGAAAAGATTCATACGGACAATTTAGCGGAAATGCTTTCCTTTTCGTGTCTGGCGTTTTTTTCATCAGATAAAATGTTTTCGTCGTTTATGACCGCGTGTATCAGTACTATCAGCGGCAGGCTTGGTGCGTTGTTTCATACAGACATTGCAGCAAACTGGACTCTGCGAGATGTGTCATCACGGTTATGTATGAGTGAAAGTTTGTTAAAAAAAAGACTGAAAGAAGAAGGCACATGTTTCAGTGAGTTGTTGCTTACGGAGAGAATGAGAATGGCAGCAATGCTGTTGCATCAATATAGCTGTGCCATCAACAGAATCGCTGTGCAGTGTGGCTATAATAATACATCTTATTTTATCAGTGTATTCAGGCGTTATTTTGGGGTCACCCCGGAAGGTTACAGGATGGCTGCATTCAGTGAGATGAGTTCTGGCTCCGCTCAAGAATAACTGAATTTTGCAGTCATTGTATGCAGGAACGCTTTGGCGGGCATTATTCTTTGTGTGCCTGGCATTCTCAGCAGTTCGGGTGGGGCGTCCCCTGGTCAGCCTGATAGTGGCGATGGACTGGTAAAACGCAATGACCATGTGTGATTGGCGCGGAACTGGAACAGGAACGTTTTAATCAGACGTCAGAGAAATGTTTTTAATTTAGTAATGATATAAATTGTATGTTTCTGATACAGATGCATACATATATTAAAAACTAAAAACAAAATATATTTTTGATATCTGAAAAAATGTCGTTAGTATTCTCGTCGGTCTGGAAGACGGTTATTTTGGTGTTCACAGGGGCGTTACTACCGTCGGAAAGACCAGTGCTGGCTTTCACGGTAATTCGTGTGATTACTGAAGACCGCATAGTATGCGGGTATCGTATAATGGCTATTACCTCAGCCTTCCAAGCTGATGATGCGGGTTCGATTCCCGCTACCCGCTCCAGCAGTAGACGATACCAGGTTGTTTTGGGCACTGACATATTATATGTGGGATGTTTTCCTGAATCTTTATCCACATCCTGTTCTGTAATACGTGATATCGGTTACAGTCCAGTGCTGTCTTTTTACAACAGCGTAATGGTGCATTATCGGTGGAGATTTTGTATTTCCTGACAGGGCCGGTGATGCATCATTCCGATGTTGTTAACATCTATAAAAAACGTTGAGATTAATCACGTATTAAGCAAAACCTGGAAATTCATCTTAACCGCCGTACCAGGCGGTTTTTTTTTATTCAGTTTCTTCATGGCTCGCTACTGCGGGCCTTTTTCATTTCTTCGCCCTGCTCAGCGTATGTCAAATCTGAATACACCACACAAAAGGTATCTGCGGGTGCCTTTGACGGGGTGTTGTTTTTTACGGGCCGCTGGTGGCCCTTTTTTATTTACAGGAGAAAAAAGTATGTCTGAACCCTTATCCGGTTCCGGTACGGCGGCGGCGCTCGGAGGGGCGACGGTATTCGGGCTGTTTACCGGAACGGATTTCGGGATTGTGTTTGGTGCATTCGCAGGGGCGTTGTTTGTGGCAACAATGCCGCAGACGCTTTCAGCCTGGCGTGTGGCTGCACATTTCCTGGTGTCCTTTATTGTTGGTGTGCTGGGCGCGCGCGTGCTGTCTGCCTGGATTGCATCAAAAACAGGTTATGACGGCACATCTGCGGATGCTCTGTGTGCAGTACTGGTGTCGGTGGTTTCAGTAAAGGTCCTGTCATTCATCCACCAGCAGGAGATTACATCGCTGGTACCCGGTCTGTTATCCCGTCAGCGGGGAAGGGGGGGTAATGTCAAATAA